TCTACAAAATCTTCACAGTCTTGATTGTGTACTGATGAGTTGCTCTTGAGACCGAAATGAATATCGGTCATACACGCAACCTTCTTGAATAAATTACTCACTAGCTTCCTCGTTTCGTTTTAGTGCGGCCGCATGTTCGCCTGCACCAGTTCTACTATAACTTGGGTTCATACCGTTGATTTCTAAAATGTCATCACGGATATTTTGGTTACGTTTTTCAATATTAATAATACGAACGAAACTATTAGTAACAGCCGCAGTAAAATATGCAAATGGGTTATCCGATTTACTTTCATCAAACTGTAATCCAATTTGTGTTAACTGCAAAATGGCTTGTCCTTTCATTTCGTCGTTATATGTGTAGCCACGCACGTTGCCACGTGTGGCATAACGTTCACACAATTTTAACATCATCCTAGCTAAGGTGTTAGTTATTTGGCCGGCATCTTTATCAAAGTGTCCTTTAACCAAATCTCCCTTCCAATGGCTTTTGCCCACGCAAATAAGATTATCTTCTTCATCAAATTTCCAGTGTTGGAACGGAGGAAAATTAACTTTATCTCTATGGTCGGCTAGACTCTTTGGATTCTTTTTACGGGTGTTATTAAGCGGAATATGATCAAACGTCATGACTCTAAAAACTACATCTGTTTTAAGAATCTTTTTATAGTCAATTTCGCAGTCAGCTTGTTTAACTTTTTCTCCAGCCTTTTTACGTGTTTGATAATCTAAATCACCGATTCGTTTTGCTCTATTGCGTTTGGCCTCTGCAATCGTTCGGATGTTAATTTTATCCAAACTTGGAACAATTATGTCGTATTGGTGATATTCTGGTTGTGTAAAGCTACAATATGAGCTTTTACTTCTATGTATTTCTAACAACATATCCTTGTTGTTTAGGTAATTTACTTTCGTTGGTGTCATTCAGAACAATCCTCGTTTGTGTAATTATAAACTACGCACTTAATAAAGTCAACTAAATATTATACCAAAAGGAAATAATATTATATGGCACTAGACCTTAGTTCATTAACCGATGCATCCCAGCTTGTAAACGCCGCTGCAAGCGGTGGAAATGCAATTTCTAACTTTGCATCAGGTTTAGCAGATAGCGGATCCCTAGCAGATTTTGCGTCATCTGGCCGTTTAAGCGGAGCACTTAGTGGGTTAGCAGAAGGCGCTGGTGATGTTATGAGTGCTATATCTAGTTTTGGTGGAGATGCAGATCCTGCTGATTGGCGTGTAAGATTAAGTCTTGCAAAATGGACTAGTTTTAAAGGTAGTCCTGTTTTAAAACCATTAAAAGATGCCGGCGGACTCATATTTCCATACACTCCTCAGATTACAATTAACAGTACTGCAAGCTATCAAGCAGTTACTACTACACATACCAACTATACTTTTCAAGCATACAAAAACAGTGACCCTGGAAGCATTTCAGTTACAGCACCGATGAACGTAGAAGATTCTACTCAAGCATTATATTGGATTGCAGCAGTTCATTATTTAAGAAGTCTTACCAAAATGTTCACTGGATCTGATCCTAAAGCAGGTAACCCTCCCCCTGTGATTATGCTAAACGGATATGGGAATTATATTTTTAAAAACGTACCAGTGGTAGTTACTAGTTTTAATTGTACTTTGCCTAACGATTGTGATTACATCGGATGTAATGTTGTAGGAAGCATGGCTGGAAATATTCAAGGCGTATCGGACAGTATTGGTGGTTTAGCAGGATCGATTGGCGGCGCATTAGGTAGTGCCGTTCCTGGGTTAGGTAGCATTACCGGCGAAATAAGTACCATAGCCGGCGGTGTTGGACAGATAGCAGGACTAGCTGGCAGTTTAGGTCTTGGCGGCACAACAAGTGGCGGAGTAACACATGTTCCTACTAAGAGTAGTTTCAGTGTAACATTACAACCAGTATACAGTAGAAACAGTGCTCGTAACTTTAGTCTTGATAGATTTGTTGGCGGCGGCTATCTTAATAATTCATTTGGATACATTTAATCATGACTGCAAAATACACTAACACAAGTCCTTGGTACACTACTCAAATAACAAACACATACTTAGATGTGTTGACCATTAGACCGGTTAGTAAATCTACAAATGATTTTTTGTATACATTAGAACCGCAATATGCATTTCGTCCAGACTTGTTAGCATACGATTTGTATGGTACTTCAAGTTTATGGTGGGTGTTTATGCAACGAAATTTAGATGTAATTCAAGATCCTATTCTTGATTTTGTACCAGGGGTTCAAATATATCTTTGTAAAAATGCTGATTTAACAACTGTGTTAGGTTTATAATATGTCATTATTTGGAGATATTTCAGGTGCGGTAGATTCTGCAACTACTTCAGTAAGTGATGCAGTTAGCGGAGCAGTTAGCGGAGTAGCTGGATTCTTAAGTTCGGGACCTGCAAGCGCATTGTCTGGTATTGGCAGTGCAATTAGTGGTGTAGTAGGCGGTATCGGTAGCGCATTAAGTTCTTTTGGTACAGCATTTAAATCTATATCGGGCGTAACTCTTCCACTGCCTAATCCATTATTTGCCTATGCAACATACGACTATGTTTTAGGCATGGCAGTACTAACTAAAGATCAATTAAACAAACCTGATACAGGCTATATGAAAGGTCAAAGATTACCTTTAATAGCTAAATCTGCAAATGCAGATCCAACAAATAGAATACAAACAGAGTACGGGCAATTTGACTTTTTCATAGACAAGCTAGAAATTGAAAGTACTATTGGTTTTGAAAAAGGCCACAATACAAACATGCACAAGATCAGTTTTCAGGTAACTGAACCATACAGTATGGGCATGTTTATGATGAGTATACAACAAGCGGCATGGGATGCGGGCCATGCCAATTATACGCAAGCATTTTTTTTAATGACTATTGATTTCAGAGGAAATACTGAAACTGGCACAATGGTTAATGTACCAAATAGTGCTCGTAAAATTCCTTTTAGATTGCGTAATGTGGTAATGACAGTTACAGAAGCCGGCGCAGTTTATCAGTGTGAAGGATTTCCTGTTAACAGCGAAGCATTAAGCAGCCATGTTTCTGAATTAAAAACAGATGGCAGTATTACTGGACTTACTGTACAAGAAGTTTTACAAACAGGAGAAAAAAGTCTCCAAGTAATGTTAAACAAACGTTTAAAACAATTGAAAGATGATAAAGTTGTTAACACTCCTGACCAAATTGTTATATTATTTCCAACAGATATTTCTTCAGAAGGCCAAGGTAGCTCTGGTGAAAATTCAGATGGTGCTACAACTTTAATGTCAGCATCTAGTCAAGATGCTATTGCAACTAAACTTGGCTTATCTCAAAGTACGGTAGTGGGCAATGACACATTAGTACAAGATGCAGGCAGTGTTAATTTAATTGGTAAAGCAAAAATGGGATTTGGCGATACTCGTAAAGGTGACGCTCCTATAGGAAAAGATAACGTAGTGTATGATTCTAATGGAAATCCGATTAGAAGTAATAATACAATAAACAGACAAATCAGTGATATGAGATTTAGTCAAGATACTGATATTACAACTGCTATTGATGCGGTATTACTTAACAGTGATTATTCAACGGCACAACTGCAAGAACAAAATATCGATTCTGCTGGGATGAGAAAGTGGTGGAGAATTGATACACAAGTTTATCAGATCGATGATCCTAAAACAGTACAACAACAAGGAACTTCTCCTAGAATTATTGTATATCGTGTTGTTCCATACGGAGTCCATACTAGTGCTGTAACTGCTCCTGGCACAAAAGCCCCAGGGTTTGATGAACTTGAAAAACAAGTTGTTAAAGTATATGATTACATTTACACAGGAAAGAACGTTGATGTTTTAAGTTTCCATATTGAATTTAAAACAGGATTTACAGCAAAAATGGCTGCAACTTCGTCTAAGAGAACAACTGATGCTAAACGACAAGAAGCGGCAAACGGTGCAAGTAGCGGAAAAGAACAAAATGATCAACCATTACCAGACGGACAAACACCACCTAAGAAGTTAGGTGATGTACCAACATCAGTAAGATTTACAGGTACAAAATTTAATGACGGAAACGGTGGCGGCGGTCAAGAAACTGAACAAACCCGAGCCGCTAAACAATTCCATGATGCTATCACCAGTGCTGCTGGAATGCTAAATTTAGATTTAAAAATTATTGGAGATCCATATTTTATTGCACAAAGCGGTATGGGCAATTATACAAGTTCTCCTACACAATTTTCTAACCTAAATAAAGATGGTAGTGTGAGTTATCAAAATAGTGAAGTCGACATTAAGGTAAATTTTAGAACACCTGTTGATTTAAATCAAACTACTGGTTTATTTGATTTTGGTAAAAGTGCAAAAACTGCTCCTGTAATGACTTGGAGTGGAATTTATAGAGTTGTTACAGTTAAGAGTTACTTTGATGGCGGCCAGTTTACACAAACATTAACTGGCCCACGTAGAAATGGCCAAGAGTATGCAGGAACTGGAAGCAGTGCTAATACTCTTAACACTACAGATCAGAAACCTAACGATACTAAGGATGATTAATGGCAGTTGAACACGAAAATGAAGAGTATAGCTCGTCCCCTAAAGAACAAAAACCGGGGCCCTTTCTTGCGACTGTAGTAAGTAATCTTGATCCTACTTATATGGGTATACTTGAGGTTGAAATTCTTAGACCAGTTGGTGCTTCGAGTTCAGAAAGTCAACTACACCAAGTACGATACATGAGTCCTTTTTATGGTGTCACACCAGTTGGCGCTACTGGCCCAAACAATGATTACAATGATACACAAAAAAGTTATGGTATGTGGATGGTTCCTCCCGATGTAGGAGTGACAGTTGTAATTATTTTCATTGACGGTGATCCTAAACGTGGTTATTGGATAGGGTGTGTTCCTGATGAAGGCATGAATTTCATGTTACCAGGTCTTGCGGCAACGCAAAGTGTAGTAGAAGATGTATCAGCAGATAATTCAGGCAATACTGGTAGAGCACCAACTGCTGAATATGATAAATCTGTGACAAGTAATAATAATCTTAAAGATCCAGATACAAATAAAAAACCAATTCATCCTTTTTCTAAAGTACTTGATGATCAAGGTTTGTTGTTAGATGATGTGCGAGGCATTACTAGTAGTAGTGCTCGAAGAGAAACTCCTAGTACTGTATTTGGTATCAGCACACCGGGACCAGTTGATAAGCAATCAGGTGCAAAACAAGCAGATATCGGTAAAGCGGAATGGAAAGTTTTAAATGCATTTGTAAGCCGTTTAGGCGGTAGCACATTTGTTATGGATGACGGTGACGCTAACTGGTTACGTAGGACCGATGCTAGTTCTGGTCCACCAGATTACGCTAGTATCGATGCAGGAGATACAGACGGTGATGTCACAAGACCAGCTAATGAATTAATTAGATTACGTACTCGAACTGGTCATCAAATATTGATGCATAATACTGAGGATTTAATATACATTACTAATTCCAGAGGCACTAGTTGGATTGAAATGACTAGCGATGGTAAAATAGATATCTTTGCAACTGACAGTATTAGTGTGCATACAGGCAACGATATGAATTTTTATGCTGACAGAGATATAAACATAGAATGTGGTCGTAATTTTAATCTTAAAGTGGCAGAACGTCATCAAACAGAAATTGGCGGCGACAAAAATTTAATTGTTAATGGCAACGTTGCCATTAAAATAGATGGCACACATGATGAACAAATAACAGGTGCTACTAAGATTACTGTTGAAGACACTTTAGATATCAATGCTACGGGTATAACACAATTGACATCGGGATCGGCATTAAATATTAATACCTCAGGTGATACACATATCAAAGCCGCAAATACTGCGATTGACGGAGGCAATATCAATCTCAATTCTGGCACAGCTAGCGGGACCCCAACAGCAACAACAGCAACTCCGCCTGATCCTTTAAGCACATTTGATAATCCTACAGAAACAGACGGCACAACAATTACCAGCATTATGCTACGTGTTCCAACTACTGAGCCTTATCCTGGTCATGAAAATTTAGATCCTACAAGTTTTAAACCGGATCAAACAGATAGAGAGTCTGGTAGTGCTATAGAGCCGCCCGATGCTTGGAAAACTTACGGTGTCCCAATGGATACATTCTTAAAAGGAAATTAATATGGCCTTATATACTACAACAAACATTCCACAAACAAGAACACCACCTGCACAAAGAATTCAACGATACAGAGGATTTAGTACAGTAAGTGGTGCAACTAATAACTTTGCGTTATATGATTTTGAATTGATTAAACAAGATTTAATTAATAATTTTCACGTAAAACAGGGCGAACGTTTAATGAACCCTACATACGGAACAGTTATATGGGATTTATTGTTTGAACCTTTAACTGACGAAGTTAAAAATTTAATTTTATCAGATGTTAACAACATTTTTAATAATGAACCTAGGATTCAAGCCAGTAATATTGTTGTTACTCCGTATGACACTGGGTTACAAATACAAGCCACACTGACTTATCTGTTGTATAACATCCAAGACCAACTAAAAATACAGTTCGATCAGGTGAATGGGCTAACAAGTTAATTAACTACGCACATAATTTTAATCGATAAATATCATTATTAGGACATATTATGAGCTCAACGGATCGTCAAAATAACCTGCTAGTCAGTGAAGACTGGCAGAAAATTTACCAATCATTTAAGAACGCCGACTTTACAAGTTACGATTTTGATAACTTGCGCCGTACGATGATTGATTATATCCGTACTAATTTTCCTGAAGATTTTAACGATTATATTGAGTCTAGCGAATACCTTGCCCTAATCGATCTTATTGCCTATGTGGGCCAAAGCATAGCTTTCCGTGTTGACTTAAATGCTCGTGAAAACTTCTTAGAGTTAGCCGAGCGCCGTGACAGCGTGTTACGTTTAGCACGTATGATTAGCTATAATGCTAGTCGTAATACACCTGCAGCAGGCTTATTAAAAGTTAATAGTATACAAACTACAGAAAATGTTCTTGATAGCAATGGTAGAAATTTAGCAGGGCAATATATTAATTGGAACGATCCTAGCAATGCTAATTGGTATGATCAGTTTATTAGCATAGTTAATGCCGCGCTTCCACAAACACAACAATTTGGTAATCCTGTTGACCAAGCTACAATTTACGGAATACCGACAGCGCAGTATAGATTTAACGCAACTAATACAGACATTCCAATTTATAGTTTTACTAAGTCTATATCAGGACGAAACATGGTGTTTGAAATCACCAGCACAACATTTGCAAATGAATCTTTTATATATGAAGAAGCACCAAAATTAGGAAACAGTATTGCATGTGTGTATAGAGATGACGGCTTTGGCGCCGGAAGTCCTGGAACAGGTTTCTTTTTTAATTTTACACAAGGTACATTAAATCAAGGTACATTTACAATTAGTCAGCCAACAAGTAATCAAACGTTGGATGTGTCTACTCAGAACATTAACAATTCAGATGTATGGTTGTATAGTTTAAATCAGAGTACTGGACTAGAAGATACATTGTGGACAAAAGTTCCTGCGTTAACTGGTAATAATATTATATACAACAGTTTAAGTAGTAAAATTAAAACAATTTATAGTGTAATCAGCAGAGTAAATGATGCCATCACTTTGAATTTTAGCGATGGTGTCTTTGGACAATTACCCCTAGGCAATTTTAGAGTTTACTACAGAGTTAGTAATGGGTTGTCTTATACCATAAACCCGGCAGACGTTGTTAATATTATTATTAATATTCCATATTTAAATGTAAACAACCAAGCTCAAACATTATCACTAAGCCTAAGTTTAGCAACAACAGTAGCCAATGCAACTGCAACAGAAACTAATGCTAGCATTAAAACAAATGCTCCGCAGACTTACTATACACAAAATAGAATGGTTACCGGTGAAGACTATAATATTAGTCCGTTGTCTGCTTCAACTAGTGTTGCAAAAATTAAAGCTCTTAATAGAGCTAGTAGCGGAATCAGTCGTTATTTTGATTTAACAGATCCAACCGGCAAATATAGTAGTACTAATTTATTTGCAGATGATGGTGTATTGTATCAAGATTTATTTACTACAACAACTAATTTTACATACGTTACACAAACTGACATTCAAAATGTAATTTACAACACAGTGTACGACATTCTTCAAACTCCAAGTTTACGAGATTTTTATTATACACAATTTATTGACCAACTTACAACAAGTTTAAATGTTGCATGGAGTAGTGTTACTACCGATAGTAATACTGTGAGTGGTTACATTTATGATATTTCTAGTAACGTAATAAATTCGGTAGGCAGTTATACATATACAGATTTAAAATATGTTACATTAAACTCGATAATTAAATTCTTGCCACCTAGCGGATTTTATTTTGATACAACTAACAATAACACATTAACTAGTGTGCCTATGAATGGCATATTGCCGGCAGGCGCTGCGACTTATCTGTGGGCACAAGTAGTGTCTGTAAATAACGATGGAACAGCATCTGGTACTGGCGTATTATCAACTGGATTTGGTCCTATTGTGTTGGATAAAATTATTCCAACAGGTTCGACATTATCGCAAATTATACCTAAATTTACTACAACTATTAGCTCGTCAGTTATTACTACAATGATTGATTTGATATTCGCTAATGTTCCTTTTGGTCTACGTTACGATGTGACTACACAAACCTGGGTAGTTATTTTTGAAAATAATTTAGATCAGTCTAGCCCGTTTAGTCTCGCTAATCAAGGTAGTACAAGTCCGCTTCAACTTGATGCTAGCTGGTTCTTATTGTTTACTACAAACAATGAGTACTATACTATAACTTCAAGACAATTGCGTTATGTGTTTGAAAGTAATCAGGAAGTTACTTTCTACTTTGATTCAAATGTTAAAATTTATGATACTGTTTCAAGCTCAACTGTTACGGACACTTTAAAAGTTTTAAGTATTAACATTAATCCGTCTACAGCAGGCGGAGCACTGCCATATACAACTGATTTGACATGGCAAATTGTCAGCGAATATCTGGGACAAGATGGCTATATTGATCCAACTAAAATTGTTTTAAGTTTTGCAGATAGTAATAATACTGGAGTAGTAGATAATCCACAACTGTTTAACGACATTGTTCCTAATAGTTCTTATGTTGTTCAACAATTATATTCTATCAGCCAAGGTCAAGAAGATTATCGATATGTTTCTAATAATCAATTAACAGGCCCTGTATTTTTTAGTCAAACTAATCCAGTAGACGGAAGCTATTATTATACTGCTGGCACTAACCTAGTTACAAAATACAATGCATCAACTGGTAAATTTGTTCCTACATTAGATTATATTGTTTATAAAGGCCGAGATAATTTAAAATTCCAGTATATTCATAGTGCAGATTATGATAGTCGTATAGATCCAGGCGCAAGCAACATTATGGATTTATATGTATTAACTAATGATTATGATACAGCATTTAGATTATGGATCACAGCCGGAGCACCTGATGGTCAAGAACCGTTACCTCCAAGTTCGGACGAATTAAATGTGTTGTTGAGTCCAAGTTTAAATTTAATTAAATCTATCAGCGATGAAATTATCTATCACCCAGTAAGTTATAATTTATTGTTTGGTGCTGCCGCAGATCCTAGTTTACAAGCTAATTTTAATGTGGTGATTAATCCTGCTAGTGCTACATCTAGTGCAGATGTTAGTGCAAGAATATTAGCAGCTATTAATACATTCTTTAGTTTAGATAATTGGAACTTTGGCGATACATTTTATTTCTCAGAGTTGTCAACTTATGTATTAACACAGCTAGCACCTGATGTAATCAGTTTTGTTATTGTCCCAACACAACCAAACTTATATTTTGGTAGTTTGTTTGAAATACAATGCCCTAGCAATCAGATATTCATCAGTTGTGCCACAACAGATAACATAGTAATTGTATCTGGGTTAACAGCAACCAATCTTAAAACAGTCACTGGAAACGCATTGAATTCAGTAGTCACATCACAAAACGTAATTAGCGCACCGCTTGGAGCAGATAACTAATGGCTAACACCAAAAATCCACTAGGAAACACAGGATTAACGGCAAATTTATTGCCTGATTTTTATCAAACTTCTACCAATAAGAAATTTTTACAGGCAACGCTTGATCAATTATATCAACCAGGTACATTAACTAAAGTTAACGGGTTTGTTGGCAGAGAAAATGCCAAAGCAGCTACCGGAAAAGACATTTATGTTACTGCGGCAGATGCAACACGACAACATTATCAATTAGAACCAGGAATCGTTGTTAAAGACAGTTTAAACAATGTGACTTTCTTTAAAGATTACATCGATTATATCAATCAGATTGGAGTGTTTGGCGGCAATACTACTAACCATGCTCGATTAAATTCGCAAGAATTTTATAGTTGGGATCCGCATATCGATTGGGATAAATTTACAAACTTTCAAAATTATTATTGGGTTCCATACGGCCCTGATACTATTACTATCTACGGCCAACCTTTAACAGTTACAAGTACTTATACAGTACAAATGCAAAATGAAGGTGCAAATAATCAATACGTGTTCACACCGGATGGATTTAGCCCTAATCCAAGATTGAAACTTTATAAAGGTCACACTTACACTTTTAATATTACCAGTGCTGGTAACCCGTTTAGCATTATGACTGAACGTTCTACTGGAACAATTTATAGATATATCACCGACGGAATTAATGCGCATGGCGTAACTAACGGGTCTATTACTTTTACAGTTCCATTAGATGCACCTAGTGTGCTATACTATCAAAGTGAAACAGATATTAATTTAGGCGGTAGTATAGAAGTATCCGGTGTTAACGATGCTACTTATATTGATGTTGAAAAAGATTTCTTAGGTAAAGTTACATACAAATTAACTGACGGCACACAAATCAGTAACGGTATGAAAGTATCGTTTGGCGGAAATGTTACCCCTGCAACGTATGCCACCGGCGAGTACTATGTTGAAGGCGTAGGTAGTGCTATCAAATTAGTACCGACAAACGTATTAGAAATTATAACTCCTTATACTACTGATCAAACAGTAGAGTTTGCCAGTGATCCTTTTGGATCATTACCTTTTAGTAATGCTACTGGATATGCCAGCGAAAAAGATTATATTACTATTAACCGTGCAAGTAGAGACCACAATCCATGGAGTCGTTATAATAGATGGTTCCATAAAGATGTGATTAATGTTGCGGCCGCTTACAATAATGATATTCCAAGTTTAGATCAATTAGCTCGTGCTAATAGACCTATTATTGAATTTTCAGCAGATTTAAAATTATTTAATTTTGGTACTAAAGCAATAGCAGATGTTGATTTAATAGACGATTATACAACTGATATCTTTTCAAAAATAGAAGGAACAGTTGGATATAGCATTGACGGTGTTGCATTAATCGACGGCCATAGAATTTTAGTTACTGCTGATACAGATCCATTGGTAATAAACAAAATCTATCAAGTGGAATTTGTTGATGTAAAACATTTAACTGACAGCACAGGCGTATCAACAAGTAAACAAATTCACTTAGTAGAAGTGGAAACACCTAGTGCAAATCAGTGTGTAATTGTAAAATCAGGTACAGCGAACCAAAGCCTAATGTATTGGTTTAACGGCACTATCTGGGTTAAAGGACAGCAAAAAACTGATACTAACCAGCCACCATTATTTGATGTAGTTGATGATAACGGCGTTAGTTACGGAGATACTACCGTATATGCTGGTACAACATTTTTAGGTACTAAACTTTTTTCTTATAAAGTAGGAACAACCGGCTCAGCAGACTCTGTATTAGGATTTAATTTAAGTTATCAAAACGTTGGAAACATTGGCGACATTGTTTTTGATTTTAATTTTGCAACTGATACATTTCAATACAAACAATCAACTTCTCTAGTTACTACAAATGTCGAACGTGGATACTTGTTAAGTTTAGATTATGCAGGAAATACTTTGTATCAAAATGGATGGCAACA